AGTGCGAAAAATCGCTAAATAATAATAGTGTTAGACAATTGTTAGACGGTTTGCTTGCTGTTGTTTTATATAGCGGAGTGGAGCAGTTGGTAGCTCATTAGGTTCATGCCCTAAAGGTCGTGGGTTCAAGTCCCACCTCCGCAACCAATATCCCGTGTGTACAGCGGGGACGTGTGGGGTTGCGCCACAAGCTCGGTACGTCAGACTATCCGCACCTCTCTATGATGTGTCCCAGCGATATCAAATCCGAGTATATGCATCCTTGGCTCAATGGTAGAGCGGCTGCCCTGTAAGCAGCGGGTTGCGTGTTCGAGTCACGCAGGATGCTCCAAAAATCCAAGCGCGAGGAAGCGCGAGAAGTTAAGTATCGGGCGTTCCGGGACGAATCGGGCGCACAAGTTTGCGGACGGTAAAACGATGGCTGACGAAAAGACGTGACTTGGATTTTAACTTAGGTTATCAAAAGGCTCATTCGCCTTTGTATAGGAAGCGTTACGACGTTTCCTTAGTTTTACAAATACCGCCCATATGGGCGGTTCAATTAGACAACTCCATTTTGTCGGCTGCTTGCAAGCGGCTTCAAAATTTCATTCCTCCTTAAGCAGAACTTTGGGCGGGTATTATGCAAGCGATATCCGCCCGAGTCCTGCAATACAGCGCTTTGGTGTAAGGGCAGCACATCAGATTTTGGCTCTGATAGTGTAGGTTCAAATCCTGCAAGCGCCGCCAATTTAACTTTTTGCGTCCCGTATAGGGGCGCTATTTTTATATGTAAAGGATGTGGGTAACATAGCTCAAAACTCAATAGGTCGCTCTAAATCGACCTCTAAGAAAAAGAAAAAGCCCGCGTCGTCTAATGGTCGAACCGAGTTCTACTGCACTATGTGCGGTAAAAAATACACGAAACTTACTGGTAACTTTTATAGATCACAGTCCCCTATTCATGTTGGCAACGACGGGTCTATCCCCGTGTGTCGCTCGTGCGTCGAGGAGCTGTTTGAATTGTATACCGACGAACTTGGCTCAGAGATGGAGGCGACGAAGCGTCTATGTCAGAAGTTCGACTGGTATTTCTCGAAAAGGATATACGATGCAACTGAGAAGAGTTCAGCGTCGTTCAGCCGTATGAGCTCATATGTGTCTAAAATGTCCTTACGTTGTTATCAAGGTAAAACTTACGACGATACTATACGCGACGAGGAAACTGTTATTAATGACGTAGAGGATTTAAAGAACAATAGTTCTGAAATCAAAATAAAGCAGAAGACCTTAGCGTTCTTTGGTGGCGGATTCGAACCCGAAGAGCTTAAGTTTCTTCAGGAGCAATACGACGATTGGACTTCGCGACATGAGTGTTCTACTAAATCGCAGGAAGAGGTCTTCAAAAACCTGTGTATCGCTCAGCTCAATATTCTAAAAGCTCAGCAAGGCAAGGGGTCTATGAAGCTTGTGGAGGCACTTAAGGTATTTCAAGACCTCCTCGGCACAGCAAACTTAAAGCCAAGTCAGAATAACGAAAAGGCTATGGTTGAGCAAAACACCTTCGGTACTCTTATCAAGAAGTGGGAGAATGAGCGTCCAAATTCCGAGCCTCTCCCTGAGTGGCAGGATGTTGATAACATTCGTAAATATATCACGGTGTACTTCCTTGGACATCTTTGCAAGATGGTTGGTGTTCAGAACAAATACAGTGCCGCTTACGAGGAAGAGATGGCGAAGTATCGTGTCGAGATGCCTGAGTACGAGGGTGACGACGACGCACTGCTGGACGCCATTATAAGTGACGGTGAAGATTATGGCGACACGGAATAAGCTCAGCGATCGCGAGTTAGCCAACGATAAGGCTAAACGAATTATGAATGGCGTGGATGCATGGTGTTCGTTCTATAGGGCTAATCCTCACCGTTTCTGCTTGGATTATCTTAATATCAAGCTTAAGCTTTTTCAGCAGATAATCCTGTATATGATGAACTGGTACGACCATACAATGTACATCGCAGCAAGAGGTCAGGGAAAAACCTTTCTGGTCGCCGTGTTCTGCTGTGTGCGTTGTATTTTGTACCCCGGTACAGCTATCTGTATTGCGTCTAAGACCCGTGGACAGTCCGTCGAGGTCTTAACAAAAATACAAACGATTCTTATGCCCAACTCCGCTAATCTTCAGTTAGAGATAGAGCCGAAGGGCATAACAATAAATCAGTCCAAAGCGGAGATTGTGTTTAGGAACACATCCCGTATATTCGTCGTAACTGCAAACGATGAAGCTCGACACAACAGAGCTAATATTAATATCTGCGATGAGTTTCGCATGATACCGCTTACTATTATGCAAACGGTTCTCAAAAGATTTTTGACGGCTCCGAGAAGTCCGGGATATCTTAACAATCCCAAATATGCACATTTTGGTATTCCTGCTCCGCTACCGGGTCGTGCCATTGAAGCCCTCTTGCCTTATAGAGCGGAATCCAGTGTGCATCGTAGAAATTGTAACCCGCTCCGTCTATGCCAAAGAAATATCCGAACTCATCGGATTCGTAAATTCTAAACCCACATTCCGACATGATTTCGATTCCATTTCTTTCTTCAAGCCACCAATCATCTGCGGAGTCGCCAAACGACCACATTGTACCCCACATCGGGAGTAATCCGAGATGCTCAATATCAACCTCATCCGCAGGAATTTCCACCTGCTCACTCCGTGGCACATCTAAATCAACCACAAGCACAACACCGTCTTCAGTTGATGTTACTTCTGCGACCTCGCCCGACCCATAGCTATATGTATATACCAGATCGCCGACGCTCGGCAATGTAACTTCTCTCCAATCATCCATATCTGCTTCCATCATCTTTTCAATCATGCCGGTAGGTATAGCGTTCATTTCGTGAACCCAGCGTTCAGCCGCATCTCTGATTGTTAAACCATTTTTCATTTTCAATTCTCCTTTCCTTTTACTCTTCGACTTCACCGAACACGGACTCATAGCCATCCGCATCCATGTTCTCTTCAGCAAACACCTTTGCTTCATCGATACCGATCGGTGTGATTTTATTTTCCGTGTCCCAGCAATTCATGCCGCTGGATATTCGAGCTATAAAGAACTCACCGGTTTTCTTCTGATAAAGAGTTGTCCAACTGTTCGGTGTTCCGTTGCAGTAGCTTGTTCTGTCGCAAATTTCCTTTGCAGTTTCTGTGTTGTACTTCTTTCCCTTGATAACCTTATTCATTTCATTTTCCTCCTGAATTTTAATTTAATTTCTGAATCATCGTTCTCGCCATATTATCTACAGCGATATAACTGGAAGCCGTCGCCAAACGCTTTTCATCTTCGGTTGTCAAACTCACGCCCAATTCCTTTAGGACTTTGATTTTGTGTTTAACGAACCTTTTCATTCTGTCTTCTTCTGTCAACCGCAGCTTTCCTCCTTCTGTTTATGATTTTCTTTGCAAGCCATCGAGCTACGGCATCCTCTATCCGTTCCTCGAAAACTATAATTTTACCCTCGTGCCACAGCGCATACAAAAACGCAACGACGAAGGCAATTTCAATTACAGTTGTGATTGCAAATCTCAATTCCATTTTGATTCCCTTTCTGATTTAAAATAAGTTTGTACCGTTTTGCCTATATGCCTCATTCCATTTTCGCGCCAGTTCCTCCGCCTCTCTACGGCTTTCGCATAAATGGCATATATCAGCGTTGTATCTTTTAAGTATGGCGATTAAGTTATTACCCGTCGCTATCGTGTCGGCGAAGGCGAAATACTTTCCGTTTTCGGCAGTGACAACCACAACAAAAATCATTTTCATTTCAGATTTTCCACTCTCCGCATATGTTTCCGTTGCTGTCTATCACCTTGCCGTCTGTTCGCCCTTCGGCTACAGCTCTGCTTATTTGCCCAAAAATTCGGTCAAGCTCAGCCGCCGTGGTGTAGTAGTCGGCATATTCATTTTCCGCGTCACAGTCATGAAAAGCGGCGTTCCCGGTTTTGATTTCGATTTTCATTTTGATCTCCTTTCAGAAATTAACCACCATTTTCGCGTTGTGAACTGGACTCACCAATTCGCCGCCAATATGGACTAACTCTCCAGTACCAACTCTAACAGCGTTGTACTCTGCTGACCCGCTTACCCTCATATAGTAATCGTCGTCCTCGGCACGAAACACATCTCCGCAGCGTATTTCGTTAAAATCTATCCAGTCTTTCGTTTCCTCTCTGATTTCCATTTTGATTCCCTTTCTGATTTTAAATTTAGTTGCCGAGTTTGGTTTCCCTTTCACGGCGGCTCTATCTTATATCACGACTTCGGTTATTTACCAAAATCTTTTAAAATTTACGCAACATTTTCTTCGTATTAGCTAAAGCTGTATTCGATTTACATCTCATACTCAACATAGATATCGCCGTTAGGCATATATACGCACGACCACACGCAGCCGCGCTCATATACAGCCCGTTCGGCTACACACATAGCATCATCGAGATTGTTGAAATGCTTTCCGATTACCAAACCGTTTTGCTTTTCAACTTCGACCCCATAGGTACTATAGCTCATGATTTCCTTTCCTCCTCTAATTTTATTCGCGCCGAATGACCGTCGCCCCAGCGCACCAATACAAGAGCGGATATGCTATTTCCGTAGATAATAATTCCGCCCGTTATGTATGCCGTATACTTTTCGCCGTCGTTTTCAAAACGGATTTTCGTTTCAAATCCGACTCTCCATATCACTCCCTTTACAAACTTTTCGTATGACATAGTAAAATATTCGCTCCTTTCGTTTTCGTTTTAATTTTGTAGTGTTTAGATTATGTTTTGAGAATAGAAACACTTCGGGAATATAGTTTCATTACCAATTTCCGAAGTGATTTTCTTTAGTTTATTTCCCGCAATTCTTCGAGTATTTCGCCCTCGTCGAATACACGCTTTACTTTTTCCCATTCGCGGCAACACGCCTCCCAAATCTTATAAGCGTTCGGATTTCGCGTTAGTCTGCCGAATTCGTTTTCGGTTTCGGTTTCATACCCAAATTCCGAACAAAAATCCTCATAGTCACCGGGGTCATACTTCGTCAAACACGCGAGAATGTCGTAGCAAGTCGGCGTGATGTTGTGTGTTGTGTTATATATGGAATCCCAAAATGTAACACGCATAACCTCGCCGGTATCGGTGTTTTTGATATAAACCGAGTAGCGATTTCGTTTTGCGTTGTCGCGCCAAAGTCGATTTGCTTCGCGATCTTTGAATATGATACTCATTTTGATATTATTTCGTATCATAAAATCGCGGGCTTCTGTCTCGTAGGTATCTACCATTCTAAACTCAGCTCCTCATAATAATATTTCTTGCCGTTTATCGTGACTTCCGGCTCGCCGTTTATAGCGGCGTCGTTCGAGTATTCACCCGCGAAGGCTATAGCTTCGTCAAGTGTAAAATCGTGATTGGTTATGATTTCATATACGGTTTCGTTTCCGTTTTTGATTTTCATATTGCCCCTTCCTCTTCCATAAACTCGCGGAAATCGTCGGTTAAAAGCTGATTTCCATAGTAATTTGTAAACAGTCTTGCAACCGTTTCGCCGTCGAGATTACAAAGTGCATCCCAAATTTCAACCTGAATTTCATCCATGATTTTTATTTCCTTCCTGATTTAGATTCCAAATGCAAATCTTGCGCCGAACATAAATCCAGTTTTGTTGCGCGGGATATCCACAACATCGAAACACTTATCGGGCACGAATCGCATTTTAATTCGTTCCGATTCCGTATAAAGCTCACCCCCGATTAAGATGTTACCGTCGTGTATGCGTGGGTTCTTGTGGGTCTGATCGTATTCCGGTTTAACTTTGTAATAGCGCATGATTTTCAATTCCTTTCTGTTTTAGATTTAATTCCACGCTTTTAGAGTTTTTAGATGGTCGATTTCATCGCAGACCTCCGCGAAGGCAGCGGCGTCGGTGTACATAACATTCCTACCGTCGCTTTTGAGCGCATTAATTTTCATCTGCACGCCGAGATTCCACACGCTTAGGGCGATCAGTACGGCATAACAAGCGGTCATGATAATTGCGATTATTGCATATATTTTTGTTTTAGTTTTCATTTTAAGTTTCCTCTCTGATTTAGATTTTTAATTTTGATTTAATTTCACTTTCGAGCGTAAAATTTTTTATGCCGTTTTTGTTGCCTTTGCCTTTGTCTGAGCCTTTGCGCTCGATTTTTTCGCGGCGTTCTTTGCATTTTCGGCGGCTTTTTCGGGCTTCGGGTCAATTTTCTTTGCCGTTTTTGCTTTTTCCGCGGCTTTTTTGGCGGCGCGCTCTGCCTTCCTTGCTTCACGGCGTGCGGCTTTTTCTGCTTCTATTTCTTCCGCAGTTTTATGCGCGACTTTATCAAGGCGATCTGCAATAAATTTCTCGAACGAGTTACGGAATGTTACTGCCGCATAGGGCAAAAATTCCTTCTTGTCGGCGTCGCGGTTGATTTTACGATATGAGCCGCAGAATGTTAGCAGTGATTCAAGGTCATTTTTTTCGGCGTGAAGTTTCTTCCCCGCGCTCTTATCGGTAAAAAATGCAAGTACTGTTTTATAGCGTGTAAAAACTTCGTCCGCGTCGTGTTCTCTATCTTCATGCGCCGCGACTGCGTAACGGCTCACGGCAAGCCGTAAAGACTCAACGGCGTTTTTCCAATTGTCAATAACTTCGATGGCGTGTTTGTCGTTCTTGTACATTGTCGCGCTGATGGCGCGGGACTCTTTGCGGTTTTCTTTGATGGCGTTTTCAATTCTGAACATTTTTGTTTGCTCCCTTTAAAGTAAAATTTTTCGTGCTTTTTAGCACATAAAAGCGCACGAGCCGCAAAAGCTCATGCGCTCGACATCTGCTAAAAAAAATATCGTCCGTCGTTTCAGCGCGCTATTTGACAGTTTGCACGCTCCACGGGCGCACAATGCGCCCGCTCCGCTCTTCTCGCTTTTTCATTACCTCACGGCGGCGGTTGCCTTCTGTTATAATTTTCGCCCACGGGCGCGCCCGTCACGGTGCGCGTCTGTACTGATAAGATACGACGCCCTTCCGTTCGTTCCTCCCCTGCTCCGCTCTTGCCATTGAGCGGCTCCGCGCATAATAACAGCGACATGCGCGGCGCGTATGGTATAATCGTATCGGCGGCGGCTTTAAGCGTTCCCACGCTTGCGGCATTGGAGCGTTCCCACGCTCCGCCGTTGCTCCGCTTCGTGATTATGTTTTCAAGGTTCAAGAAGGGCAAGCCCTGCGCCGCTTGACTTTTCGCGGCATTGTGTTTATAATCCTATATATACCGCTTGAACCGTGCGCGCCTTGCCTTCTTTATGGTAGATTAGCACCTTGCCGCGCCTTTGCGGTCATCCGTCAGCTTGTCGGCGGCGGCTCTGCCGCTCTGCCGTGCCGTTCGGATGTTGGCGCGCCCTGTTCTTGAGTACGTCCATATAATACCACGGAATCTCTTGATTATATACTCAAAAAAGAAATAAAAGTAAAGAATTTGTGTATTTCTGCATCTTTGTAACTATTGCACATATAATCATATATTTTGGAGGCATTACATTGTCTAACATCAACAACTACAACAACGCTATTATTGCAGAAAAGATTAAAAAAGAATGCATGAGACAAAATATAACAATAAAAAGTATGCTACAAGAATTAAACATCAATGTGAACGCCGTGCAGCAAATGCAAAAAAATGATAGCACGCCTAACTATAAATCTATTGCGCGTATATGCGACGTGCTCAACATATCTATAGACGCTCTACTCGATCGCCCGATCCCTGAGCCTGAGCCCGTGAGCCTGGGTGCAGCTATTAACACCGTAGCCGCTGCCGCGCATATATCCCCCGATGCACTCCGCGCCGTGCTGCACCTACCAATCAACGATAAATAATTCTTGCGCAGAACAATAGATGTTCGTGCGTCTATTAGGCGGCACAAGTGCCGCCGATGGGGACGGTGTAGCCGTCCCGACATAATAGGTATATATACCTACCTATAGAGCTATATATAATATATAATATAATACCTATACACATTGGAATTTATTTTTTTTTGGTGCATAGGTATTTTTTTATTTTGCTTTATAGACATATAATATTGACGACGACGAAGGGTTGAAGGGTTGTGTTGTGTTGTCGTTGTGTATATACTATTTGTATAATTATTGTGCTATAGATACAATAAAAATATTACAGCCTGTATACATCGGGTATATAGGTATAATAATCCATAAAATCCGCCTTTATGGATTATCCCCCGCAAGGGGGCTATTTTAAACCTATAGCAGAAAAATAATCGTGAAAAACCGCTTAGTTAATCAACCCCACTCACACGTCGTCAAAATAGACCCTCAGAACTACACAAATCCCGCCCATAGTAGAGGGTATCTTCTACGGGTCAGGTAGATTGGTGCTTTTTAAAATTTTAAAAAAACTGGTAAAAGCCCGCTCTACGCACAAAGTCACCCCTACAAGCATCCGAGATAAAGATGTGGTACAGGCTAAAATCCCTAAAGTCTACCTTACGAGCGGTCTTTCGTTCGTGGTATAAGCCTATAGACCCATCAGGGTTGGTATGTACAGGCTGACGTCTTCGAAGAAAGCTTCTACAAGTTCTATATATGTACGATCGTCTTACGCGCCGAAGGGCGCGTTTTTTTTATTTATGTTTATCGCTACGCGCCAAGCTTCTACCCTCTACTTCTGTTAATAATTTATTCATAAATTTAACCTTCAGATTTTGGTAAATCAGCTAACCTCGGGTGTAAGGTATATACATAACATGGTAGTACAGGCTACGGCGTAAGCCGTTTCAAGGCAAATCCGAGGTGAGCGACACTAATAAGGCGAACGGAAACGGAGCGCAGCGCAGTTAAAGGCTTGCTGAGTTCGCCTCAAGATGGAGCGAACCGAGGATGCAGTCTTCCTTTAGAAATAAGGCGAAGCCTTCCACCCGCCTACGGAGATGTTTGAGGGAGGCGTCAGCGGTATCTCCGAAGAGAAGTTAGCGAAGCTTGCGAAGAGAACTTCTCCCGAGGTGGTATAGCGTAGCCTCCCGCCTACTCCGTAGACGGAATTATGTGGCGAGCAAGGACACGTTAGTGGACTTGTGACCTTCACATAACACAAAATTGTTTTTTAAGAGAGGGGGTGCTCAGATGCCTTGATACACAAGGGCTGTGAGCCAGTTTGGAACCATTTTAAAAAAATAAGTTCAAAATAGGAGGAAAACACTATCAAAGTCAAGGTATGCGATGCGATTATGGGTACCGGCAAAACCGAAGCTGCTATTACCTATATGAACGAGCACAAGGAGAAGAAATTCATTTACATCACGCCGTATCTGGCGGAGAGCAATCGTATCAAAGAGGGTTGCCCGGAGCTGCACTTCGTTGAACCGAGCAACAAGCTGAGCGAATACCATTTCAGAAAGACGGAACACACAGCAGCTCTTATAAGCGAGGGGCGCAACATAACGACAACCCACGCGGCTTTCAGAAATTATAACCGTGATACGCTGGCGATGATTAGAGAGCTTGGCTATACCCTCATCATAGACGAGAGCTTGGATATTCTTATCGAGAGTCAAATGAAGACCAATGATGTCGGCGGACTTGTCGCTACAGGCTTTCTAGAATCAGACGGCACGACATATCGGGCGACAGACAAGCTGTACGACTCAGGCAAATTTGAGGACGAGATGAAGATGTTCCGCTCCCGCGATGTTTTGTGTGTTGATGGACAAAAGGGGCAGAAGCTTTATTATTGGGCTCTGCCGCAGGAGCTGTTGACCTCGTTCGATGAGGTGTTCGTGCTAACGTATTTGTTTACCGGACAGGCGCTTTGCTATTTTATGAAGATTTACAAAATCCCCTATACATATATAGGTGTGTCGCTAAAGGACGGCGTTTATCGCTTCTCAAGTAGCACTGACTATGTGCCGGAATACACCAAGCACATCAAAGACCTTATACATATAGTAGAGTCGCCAAAGCTCAACCGTATAGGCGACCCGCCCCATGCGCTGTCTATGAATTGGTATCAGAGACGCAAGTCTGGTGAGGATGGCGAGCTCAAGGCTGTTAAGAATCATGTAGCCAACTGCTACAAACATATATGGAAGAACTCACCTGCGGACGAGCGTATGTGGGGAACCTATAAGAGCGCCTGTAACAAGGTTAAGGGCAAAGGCTACACCAAGAGTTACGTCGTCTTCAACGAGAGGGCTACTAACTCATATATCAACAAGAGGTATCTCGCCTACGCCGTCAACCTGTTTATGAATGTCGCGGAGAGGCGTGTGTATGAGAAATTTGGTGTAGAGGTAGACCAAGATATGTACGCCCTTTCAACTATGTTACAGTGGATATGGAGATCGGCTATAAGGCGTGGAGAAGAGATATGGCTGTATGTGCCGAGCAGAAGAATGAGGACACTTTTAAAAGATTGGATGGAGAGGGTTCAGAATGGAGATAAAGACGAAGACGATTACGAGTAAGATATCTGTGAGTGAGCGAGAGACGCACATATATAGAAGTGGCGACGGCTGGGTAATGGACAGCACCGTTCCGAAAGACTTCAATGCCGCGCTGCGTAAGGGTTGGACACCTGTAGAGCAGACGGTTTATGACGACGGCACTGTGTGCGGGATGATTCTAAAGGCTATCCCTTCCGCAGTTACTATAAGAAAGAACGCCGCTCGAAGCATTTCCGAAGAACAGAAACGCAAGGCGACGGCGGCGTTAGCGAAGTACAGGGCGGAGAAGTGAGGCGGGCTATGAGCAGAGAAGAGTTAGAGTGTTATGTGGAGCGCATAAATAGTCAAGAGGGGCGGAAATATCCTTGCAGTAATCAAGTGGTGGTCTGCGCCGTTATAACCCCGAGCAAAGATAAGGCACTGTCTGTTATGAAGGAAAGAGGAGCTATTTATCGAGGCAACTTCTTTGGACGTCTTACATGGGAGCTTAATAACGAAATATGGATATGGGTGGATCAAGTGCGCGATGTTAGACACTATAGATTTTATAAGGTGTTTATAGATGAAGTCTGCGACGAAGATCTTCTTTTGTATGCTAAAACATATAGTGGTGGGTATTGCTGTTCCATGGAGATTATTTAAGAGTGGAGGAGCGGGGTTGGAGCTTTTAGACAAAAATGTCTAAAAGTTTTACAACAAGAAGATAAGGGCGTCGCAAATTGCGACACCCCTGTTGCTCAAAAATGAGCGATAGCGAGGGATCGTCAAAATGGAGACTCCCTGCAAATTTTAACATTATAAACAAAGGAGAAAATGAAGTGAATGAACTGACAGTATTTAACAACGAGGAATTTGGAGAAGTCCGCACCATAACTATTGACGGCGAACCGTGGTTTGTAGCCAACGATATTCTTCGAGTTCTCGCGGTAAGCAACTTGAAAGATGCTCTGCGCACCTTGGATGATGACGAAAAATCGGGGGTAGATATTATCGACCCCCACGGTAGAAAGCAAAAAACGAATTGTATAAGCGAAGCTGGGCTGTATTCAATCATTCTTCGCAGTCGCAAGCCCGAAGCCAAAGCTTTCAAGCGTTGGGTTACACACGATATACTTCCCACTATTCGTAAAACAGGCGGTTACATGACCGATGAGCTTCTCGCTAAATGCCAGAAAGACCCCAATGTTATGTTTGCGTTTGCAGAAGAGCTTCTTAAACTGCGCGATAAAACGAACGTGTTGGAATCAAAGCTCGATGTCGCTCAGCCGAAGGCGGACTTCTACGACACGTTTGTTAGCCCTAATAAATGTACAGGGCTTCGAGACACCGCCAAAGAACTTGGTATCTCTGAGCGTAAGTTTGTTAACTTTCTGATAGATGAAAAGTACCTGTACCGCACTCCGACCAAACAGCTTCGTCCTTACGCAAAGAAAAGCAACGAGGGCTTATTCGAGACAAAAGATTGGTACACTAAGTCGGATATCGTATCGGTAAGGGTATTCTTTACGCCGCAGGGCAAACAATTCTTTCATAAGAAGCTTGTAGAAAAGGGACTTATCGGCGCACCTATGGTATGCGCGTGAGGGGGGTGAACTAATGGATAAATGGATTAGTGTATTTGATGAAAAGCCAGAATTTCCGAATGATAGTTGTTTGATTATGGTACTTGAAGATGAAAGTTATGGTAAAATGACGGATCTGCGTGTCAAAGTATGTGAAGGGCTTGTAGGGTGCGGTGGTTATATTCCAGCTGCAAATGGAGAATATGGTTTTGATACTTTAAATGATTGGGATGAAGGACAGCCTATTTGTGTAACACACTGGATGCCGTTTCCACAGCCGTGTGAAATTAGTAAAGAAAATATGGTTAACATGCTTAAAGACACACCAAATTATTGCAAGTTAAAAGAAAGAAAATCAAACAGTACAAAATAAATAAAGGCGGTTAAGTGAATGGGATCAAAAGTATTTAAGTACATAAGAGATGAAGAAGAAAGACAAGCCCACTAGCATTATTAATAAGGAGGTCAACAAATAATGACAGACGGGATGGTAGCAATGTTGGTCTTTTTTATTTTGCTGTCTTGTACAATCGTGGGTTCTATTTTAGAAGTAACTCTGCCTTACACTCACAGACGCATAACCAAGAAGAGTGATATGGTAAACGATAAAGAGCGCTTCGTGTGTTCCGCTTGTCATACAGAATGGATATCTTCACGCGAGAGGGTTGCAGTGTGGTCTAAGGACGACCATGTTGTAATTGCTGACGATTGTCCGACTTGTGGAAAGACCTGCACCATTCATTGCGGAGAAGAGTGGAGAAGGCTAAGCTAAATGCATAAAAATAAAACATTGAAACTCGGGGTACAAGTTACCCTACCGGGACACTTTAAACCAAAGTTTATAGTATATAGACAGCAAAACTCGGGCGAAATGAGACATGGCTGATATTTTAGGGAAGAGGTGTGAACGGCATTTTACAGAAAGGATTAGAGAAAGAAGTTGAATAGAGGGTTTTGTGAGGGTTGCCCGTGGATTAACCGCTGCGGCAACGACGACAACGACTACCCCTGCCACGGCAGTTGGGATGAGGTCGCTTACATAGACTATGGAAATCAAGCCATAAATACGGATATGGATGAGGAGAATTAACTATAGGTAATACAATATATATACCGGGTATCGACGCTAAGGATATATACATAACAAATGAGCTGTACCCCGACACAGGTTATTCGTTGGTGGATAAAGACGGCAAGGTCAATTATAGACGATACGCCAACACACTCGATTACAGTTTAGATCAGATAAAACTGCGCGAGGTTTATGAGAAAGTGTATCGCCGCACTAACTTCAGCTTTTACGGAAGAAAGAAAGAATATACCTCGCGTGTAATAAATGTAACCTTTAAATACTCGGTGGCGGAGTTTAATAAAGCCGGCAGAAATAGGTATATTCGCTTTGGATATAAAGACTCAGACCTTAACTTCAATGACTGCGTGGCTATAAAAGACGGCGAGCTGGTGGGAATAATACTTGGACAGCCTGTGGAATATCCGGTATCTGACGAGGTGCTCGGTAAATACTTCGGTTTTGAAGGTGGCGTATACACGCTTATCAAAACACCTAAGACGCTGAAGAGCACAGCGGAGCTGCGCAGGACACTGTATAATGACGGCTTTGTGTGTAATGGAGTAAGGTATGTCAGGTGGAAGAGGTCAAGCGGCAGTTCTCGCGTTGGCAAGTGTCTCTTTATTGACGAGAAGCTGTACGCTCGTATGCACAAGTGGGAGATGTGTGGACTGAAAGTCGCCGAGGGTGAAGAGGTAGACCTTGCTGCGCTTGAGTCATATATCTCTCTGCCGTCAAGCTCTATTATTGATATACTGGAAATAAACCCCGAGAACATTCTCGTGATAGACGACTACGAGAGCAAATTCTTCGATAGGGTTATGTCCGTCAGCGAAGATGGCGACCACCTAATCGCCGAAGAAAAAGACGAGCAGATAACCAACTCTATCTGGGACGGACAGGGGCTTATAGATATATCAGCTATGGGCAAATACAGCGATAAGGGCATGATACTGCTCCGCAACCTCTTCTTTAAATGCTGTTGCTTCAATACAAACTTGCAGCAGTGGTTTGCCGACCACGGCATAACAGAGGTGAGCCAGCTAAAGGGCTACACTAAAGCGAAGCGTGTGGAAGATATAAAGATAATAACCACGCCGAGCAGCATCAAGTATCTGAAGTTCGGGACGATAAACGATTGGATGAAGCACATCGACAATACTTTTGGCGTTGTTAAGTATGATAAGCCGACTCACTTCTTTGACGGACGCATGGTGCAGACGCATTATCAGCTTCTCAACAGCTTGCAGATGAACAAGGCTGAGACGGCGGCGTTCCTCAAGGAGACATTTGACTATATGACAGCTATCAGAACAGACCCCGCAGTTCTGCGCTACCATATCAAATATCCGATAGAAGACGAATTCGACATCTCCCCTGCCGAGTCGAAGAATGATGTTGTATATAAGCTTCTCGGTCTCAATGACAGATTTGCGCAGACGAAGCTTTATCATGACTTCAAGATAGATATTCTTAAGTCTTTTACAAAAAATCTTAGGCTCGGTCATGTGCTTGTCGAGGGCAATTACGAAACCTTGTTTGGCAATCCAATCGAGATGTTACAGGCGAGCATCGGCAAGTTCGACGGCGTGTCGGTGCTGGGTGTTGGCAACATACATACGAAGAGGTTCGGGTACGGGCAGAGGCTCGTAGGTTCGCGCAGCCCCCATATCTCAATGAGCAATGTATGGGTTCCGACGAATGTGGAGTGTAGCGAGATCGACCGCTACTTTAATCTGACGAACGAGATAGTCTGTATAAACAGTATTGGTGAAAATGTCTTAAACGAATTGTCGGGTTGCGATCGATGAGGGTCGCCCCACGCGGTAACGCGTGGTGAAAAAACACGGTGAACCCAGAAATCTGGGGTGTGGTCGGAATAAGCCACCGACTGCTAACGGTAAACATCTAAATGGAGAATAAAAATAAGGAGATTTATTGAAAGAAGTTTGAAAACCCATATAAGTAAATCTATAAAAAACAGCACTCCCTACTTGGGATATACATTTAAAGTGGCTTAATATAAAAATCTTCTCCACAAGACAATACCGTGCCAAGCAGTGGTAGAAATATCACTGAAGGTGTAACGACTAAGAGATACGGGCTAAGTCTATTGATACGCCTATGAACTCTGTACTTATGCGGTGAAAATCCGCATTTTGGAAGTGCCGTGGACGTTGTAGCGACGTCAAGAGATAGTCTACTCCCCTAATAAATATCGGGAAACCGAGGGTGCAAAGGTTTGATTCAGATACCTCGCTTGTTACGGATAATCTTCACCTTATCAATGCCGCACTTAAGAACGAAGGCAAGTTTTTGATAGCGGTTCCGGATGTCTCGTCCGTTAAGAAAAAACACAGATACACTCACGACGAGCAGGTTGACCTTGATGTTAAAACGAGCAACAATCTTATAGGCGATATCATCAACCTCAGTCAGGAGCTCAATACCCGCATATGGGATGTCCTCAATCGTGGCGGCAGTTATAGTGATATTGAGGAAATATATAAAGATGTATGTATCTTGAATATTATGAGCGGCATTGAAATCGACAAAGCAAAGAAAGAGTTCAATATCAATAATGCTAAGGAGCTTCGCCGACTGCGTGATAAATATAAGATTGAGGGCGATGACGGAAGAGCCATTAAACCCAACTTCTTCAAGGCGAAGGATATCGGCAAAGGTTACTATGACCGCAAGCGAAAGAATTACAAGAAGCATTTGACGACCATGGATCATGTGCAGACTTGTATTAATTCGTACAGGGCTCAGAGAGAAGAGATAGGAAAGAAACAGGGGTACCTCCCCTTCTCCGCTCTTGTGGGTAATGGCATAGATGTTCATCGCAGACAGTACGAGAAAGTCACCCGCGTCATCAATGCCGTAACAGACATGACAAATGAGATAAAGAGTGTATATGCTTCGGACATAGAATCTTCCGTCAAACAGATGCAATGTTGCGATATCAGGCAGGAGTGCGTAGAATATGTGGGCAATATGTCGTTCACCAAGAGCGATATGGTCTACCTCCTGCGCCAGATAGAAGAACCTCGTTATTCTCAGATTCAGCGTAAGATATTTAACATACTCTTTGGCTACCCCAACACCTCGTTTTATGAGGTTCTCGAAGCGGGTGCAGAACCTATCGGACTGCTCGCAGAAGACGACGAGGGTGATGTTGAGCTATATGGAAAGAGATACACTCGATATAAATATTTCGCGTAAATTGACAACAAATCACGCAAAAATTTACAAAAAATAGGCTAAAATCCGACCCAAACGGGATAAATGACCCCCTAAAATAGCCGTATTATGCGACAAATTTTAGGGGCGTCCCGTGCGGTTACAATAGGAGAGGGGTAAGAAAACTCACTCCAAATTGATAAAAAGGAATGGTTTATATAGTTAAAATCTCGCAGGAGGAAGCTTTTAAGATTAGAAAGAAGTTTCCGGGAACGCATATAACGGTAACGAACCGCTACGCTCCCAGTCGAAAGAAAACATACTACTGCACCGAGGGCTTTAAGGTGATGCGCTACCTAAAGAAGCTTCGCCACGAACCGTGGAGGTGAGCCGCTGATGGAAGACTTCGCTAAGAAGCAGAGCGGAGAGTCCTATGTTGACTACTTCGTTCGGCTCTTCGACAACAAGAAAATTTATGGTCTCACTTGCGACCAGATAGCCGAGTTGCTCAATACAGAAAGCGGTCAGACGCTCGGCGAGAGCGCTTATCGAAAAGAATTTGCCGCTTTCAATCGCGGTCGCAACTATGAACGTGAGATAGCTGAGCGCGGCGTGGCGACGAGGGTTCTGTCTATATCAGACCTGCACTTCCCGTTCGCAAAGCCTATAGAGACATTTTCAAAGTATGTCGGGCGTGTAGACATCCTACAGCTCAACGGAGATATATTTGATTGTCAGTCGATATCCAAATTCTCGAAGTCGTATCGCATACCGTGTATCGAGGAACTGGTTGAGGGTCGGCAGTACATTATTGACCTTATTGACTACATAAAACCGAAGAAGGTCATCGCAAACTACGGCAACCATGAGCTTCGCCTCGGAGCATATCTCGCCAACCACCTCGATTCAGACCTTCAGGAGCTTATGCCTGAGACGGCACTGGACTACATCTTCGTTGATGGCTTCTATCATTACGACCGTCGCAATCATATTAAGACGTGGTTTGAGCCGCTTCGTGAGACATTCGATGATATCGAAGTCGTTTATACTGGCGAGTGGTTTTCGCAGATAGGTCATGTAATGTTTGTTCACCCGAAGGCTTTTAGCAGTTCACCTATGAAGACGGCGGAGAAAGCTGTGCTGTGGTTCCGCAATGAAGGGTATGATTTCAACTGCCTTGTAATGGCGCATACGCACAGACTCGGTTCGTATAAAATCGGAAACACCACTATGTATGAGCAAGGTGCGGCGTGTGAGACACAGAAAATGAGATATGGTGACGGCGCGTTGGTTAACTCTCAGCAGCAGGGCTGTATTTATGTGTGTCTCGATAAAGATGGTTATAACATTGAGTCGGCGACGAAGCTTGTCGCCTTTTGAGGAAAGAAAGGAAGATAATTTGAATCGCAAGGAACTTATAAGACTTGTGGCGAAAGATAACTCTCTCACTCTCGGTGATTCAGAGTTCTGCATTAATGCAGTGTGCAATGCTATCTCCAAGGTCGTTAATGACGGAGATAAGCTGTCAATATATGGTTTTGGTACATTTCAGAAGGTCAGGCGTAAGCCGAAGCCTTACCGACACCCGGTAACGGGAGAGATGTGTGTGCCGGAGCCGTCGGATGTTATTAAGTTCGTGCCGGGTGTAGCGTTCTTCCCGAGCACTGAGCCCGACTACGCCGACCTGTAAAGGAGAGATATTATGCTGATTGCATTGATCTACAACTTTTTAAACGTCTTTGCTCTCACTGGCGGTATTGCTATTGTGGCAATTATCCAGCTGCTCGCGAGCCTCGGCGTGATATAACGATACTTCTGTCACCCACGTCTAAGCGGAGATCCTGCGCCGTAAAAGCAGGACTTAAAAAAGCGGTTATCCCATACCGTAAGTTGGGACTTAAAAAAGCGGAAATCCCTTGCCGTAAGTAGGGACTTAAAAATGGCGAGATAGACTGTCCATCTCACCATTAACTATGGGTGCAAGGAGTTTAAATGGAAAATTTACTTCTTTTTGCAAACTGTAATAATGGCGGTTATGCAGTTACTGATTACGCTCTACGAGGATGCGCCGCACCATAAGCGGTAGACGAGTCGTAGGGTTTACAAAGCCGTGAACTCGCGGCGGGAACTAAAAGACCCTGCGGATAGAAAGTCGCTCCACTGATGAGGAGTAGACAGTTTCCGCAGGGCGCTTATAAAATCTTATATTAACCAAATTGCCGACATCGGCAAAATGGTGCGAAGCAAAGGAGTGTGCTAAATGAGTTATTCTCTTACTGAGATATCCACAAAAGACCTCGTGGAAGAACTTAAAAAGCGCGAGGGTGTGGAGGCGACAATAGTAGAGCCATATAGAGATGATGAAATTGTAGCGAGTGGACCTTCTGTTGTGCTTGTGGTTACTGATTGATTGATAAAATTTAAAGGAAATGGAATGATTTGATTGTTTGACAATTATCCTGATGTGGTAACTGTTAAAGAAATGCAGACAATGTTGCGAATAGGAAGAAAGGCTGCGTATGACCTTGTGCATAACGGCACCATTCCCTCTGTTCGTATAGGTACAAGCTACTTAATTACTAAAAAGAGTATTGAAAATTTTCTTTCTGCCGGTAGTTGACATTTTGCGCTGTTGTGCTAAAATGACCGTACAACAGCAAGCGGACTACAGAAAGGAGATTATTTAATTGACAGGAAGCTTGCAAGCAAAACGCGGCAAATATTATGCCGTTCTGAATTTCGTAGACAACACTGGAAAGCGTAAGCAGAAGTGGGTTTACACAGGTTATGAAGTAAAGAATAATCTGCGTAAAGCTGAGGCAGCTATGCGGTCAATAATTAGCGAGTATGAAAGTGCTCAGCTGATTTATGAACCCAACATACTTATCTCAGACTACTTAGACCAGTGGCTCACTGAGACGAAACCCTTCATAGACACTGTAACGTGGGACGGTTATAAGGTTATAGTCGATTCTCATGTTCAACCGTATTTTGAGGAACACAAAATAAAATTAGTGGATGCCAACCTTGACAATATACAGCAATATTTTGACTATAAGGCGACCCACGGCAGAAAAGATGGGAATGGCGGTCTATCACCTAAAACCCTTCGTCTGCACAAGAATGTTCTTCAGCTTGCCTTTAAGGAGGCTATGCGGCATAAGCTCATAAGGTCTAATCCCTGTGAACTCGTGCGTCTTCCAAAGCTCGAAAGACGTGAGTATGAGTGGTATAACGCCAGTGAAATTAACACTCTGCTTGAGACCATAAAGGACGAACCTTTGCATCCGCTCATCCAAACTACAGTCATGTATGGACTGCGGCGCAGTGAGGTTTTGGGTCTACAGTGGCAAAGCATTGATTTTGACACAAATACTATCCTTATACGTCACACGGTCTCTATGTCAACCAAGGTTGTCGAGAAAGACAAAACCAAAAACAAATCAAGTTATCGGTCGTTTCCGCTGTTTCCTGAAATTAGAGAGCTACTGCTTCAGCTCAAAGAAGAGGAACAGAAGAACAGAGAGTTCTTTGGAGACGCCTATGTGGAGAATGATTATATCTTCAAATGGGCGAATGGCGCAATGTATGACCCGTCATATATATCGCACAAATTCGGAGACCTATTGAGAAAATATAATCTCCCGCATATAAGATTCCACGATCTAAGACATAGTTGTGCGAGCCTTCTTCTCGCCAAAGGTTGTTCGCTCAAGGACGTCCAAGATTGGATGGGTCACGCCGATATAAAGATGACTTGTAATATATATGGACACCTTGATTTGTCGAGGAAAAAGATGACCTCTGAAATTATTCGCGAAACTTTAGCTCAGGCGTGTTAGACAAAATGTTAGACACACGGAGATTTCGAGATGTTTTAGAAAAGGGAAAAGCCCTGAACCCGTTGAGGCTCAAGGCTTCTGAGATGGCTCCCCCTGTTGGACTCGAACCAACGACCCTGCGGTTAACAGCCGCATGCTCTACCGACTGAGCTAAGGAGGAATGTTACTACCGCCCAGTATTAGTGGGCGGTAATTTGTGTCGGCGTCGACCTATCTTCCCGG